GATAAGAGTGCGCTTAGCTAGCGCACAACGGGCGGCTTCATGCTCTTTGAGCTTTTGTAGCTCACGTCGCAAGACCTGACTCCAGCGGTCGACATCGACTTTAACGTCGATGGGAACCTCGGTCAAAATGAGATACTCTTTCCTTTGCAGGTTGGAGTTCCATCTTGATTTCGTGGATGAGGGTAATTCGGTATAGCGTCCATAGATAGTCAAGCCTTGATGTAGCTTTTCTATCTGTCCATCCTGAAGGTGGTATCGGTTTGACACCGCCACAGGACCGTGCCAGCTCTGAAAAAGAGCTCGCAGGACACAACCAACAGCCTCATATCCGTATTTACCGATAATGTTGTTAAACAATTCGGCAGTACGGAGCTTGGCCCGTCTACTATTGTCTGGCGTGTGTTTCACACGCACCGGGGTAACGTTTTCGCCTAGAAAGGCGTCACGTCCACAGGACTCTCGAAAGGGTCCTGACCGGTAACTCTTGTCTCGATTGACCACCAGGCCAACCGCTTCTAGAGCATCAGTAACCGTCTGATAATGTTCAGTCGGCACAATAATATCGTCACCAAAGACAGACATTCGCATATCTGACTCGGTGAGCCTGTTCTGAAACAAACGTTTTACGTAAGAATCATCACAGGTTGCAGCGAGTGCAATTGCCCAAAAGGTAATTGCTTCAACAGGGAAACAGCAAGCTGATCCCATTGGAGCAAATTTCCTCAGTGGTACATTTGTACCATCTGGAAGCTCAGTTGACTTGGAGCGTGACGCTTCAAGTGCAGCGACCCAGTTTGCCGGGAATATGGTGCGAACCAATTCCAAGCTTACTCGGTCAGAAGCTTCTTTGAGATCCAAGGTAGCATAACTCGAGTCGCGAGACCCTTGTTCAGCTAACACTTGGTTACGAGTTTGATCGTTAAACGCGATCTGACCCGCAATTGCCGGATGTCTATGTACTGTATCATACATAAGGTTCATTAAGCCTTGTTGTATGTACATAAACTCACGTGGTTCCGCGCTGATTAGGCGCGGTCCACGGGAGTCTTTTTGTACAAAGACGACCCGTGCCGATGGTTCGGCTTCTTCGCTCTCTGTCAGCTTCTGCAATTCATCGCAGAGGTGCATCGGAGAGTAAAAGAAATATGAATCATATGGGAAAACCTCATTTAACCGAGGTATATACCGGAATGACTCATATCGCTCATAGGGTATTACCCTACAAGCAGACGAACCGCTACCATGTCGCGGATCGATGTTCAGCGGGTTCACACCTGCCAATAATCGACATACGATACGACGTGCTCGGATGAGCAACCCCTCAATAGGGGCCGTCGTGAGACAGAGATTGGATAGGTCATCTTCAGCCTGTTTAAAGGCGCAGATGGTATCCTCCTCCTGTTCAATAGTATACGGCATCTCGAGCTTGTAGAAGATAGCGCTAAGCTGTCTAATACAGGCAACTGCACCCGATTGCTCTACACAAGTAGACTTGAGTGTTCCCTCTTTGGTAAAGAGAGTTTCCCAAGCCTTCTCGAGGAACAACGGGTAGTCACCACGTTTCGACTTTTTGAAGCCAACCGGCAGTTCAAGTTTCCCGTCCGCAAAAGAGCGGTCTAGGGACTTGTACAACCGGGGCAACGTCACAGTCAAAAACGTGATGCCTTCACCCTCAATACGTCGTTCAAACGTACGCTTGTCAGCGTCCGTGACGTACTGAGAGAGTTGTGTATGTGTTGCGAGTAACTGCCAAATGGCAGCGAGGCGTTTAAGATTTTCCATTGGATAGTCTCCTACGTCTTTATACTACAATCAACACTAACACTCCTTAACAAGGTTTACACCTCCTGGTCACGCTTCACAGCGTTACTAGGGGGGGTGGCATCGTTAATGCGTTTAGGAGTATAACGACGGTAGATTGTGAGCGCCAGAGCGAGCACCAAAAGTTCGATTCCTTGTGAATCGACCTTAGTAATGCTCTGCTCCAGCGCCCTGATCATAACCGAAGTTAATACTTCAGAACCGGACGGATTGCCCAGGTTAAGATTCTCAAAGACCGCTGCTAATATAGTCATGTTTACGACTTGTTTAGTACAGTTGCGATGTATTGAGAGCCTAGTTCAACTGCTTGCCGATATCCTCGCGGAAATCGGTAACAGCCAGAACTTCCTGGGCCATCTCGAGGATTCGGTCCACGCTCGCGAGGGTCTCGTCGACTCGGCGGTTGATGGTAAGATTACAAGTAATACTTGAAT